TTTTTTTCCTTTTATTCTCAAACATTAGTTTTTTCTTTTTTTTAACTCATTTTAAATGTTTTATAACTAATTTTATTCGCATTTTCCCTACATCTTTTCATTTACATTTTATTATTTTTATATCCATTATGTTGGAAACTATCCATTAGAATCTTTCAACGACATCTCTAGGGGGTTTGAAAAGTTGTCCTTCTTTATTTGTGGTCCTTCTTAAGCAAAGTCCAAATATAATTCCATTTGATCCTAGAATCAACTAGAATTATATGAACTTCACAACCAAAAAGTGTCCACAAATGGTTTATAGTTTTCCTTCTAGGTTTAAAGTTTTCCTTCTTAAACAGCTCAACTCACATCATTAGAGACTGAACTCCACTAGTAATAGTGTGCAGTCCGCCAGATATCATTCCTGCAGGTCCTGGCAACACTGAAAGTGAACCGGTGACCAAACGTATTATATTCAGCACTCTATTCCAAAAATCTGCATTTTCAGTGAAGGGCACTCCAACAGGGAGGTTATTAATAACCTCTCTATAAATACGTAGGGCACAAGGGTCCACAGGAGACAATGTTGCAAATTCATACAGGAGATTGCCAGGTGTAACTTGATATTCTACACAAGCCCAGGTCTTGACTACTACAGAGTTTAACACATTAGTTCCAGTTCCAGACACTTTGATCAAAACAGAGTCAAATTGGTTGTCCAAGCCCGTGAAGGCAGTAGCAGTTAGTTGTCCGAAATCTCCAGCAGCTGGAGCAACGCCAGGGACCGACGTACGGTTCTCAGTTATTTGAGTAAAATCAAATTTAGCCCCAGTATTATATGCTGCTGCATATAAACCAAGGTTAAAAGGTCCCGTATATTGGGCCGCATTAGTGGCATTTGCTCCAGCAATGCCGGTAACTGTCAAGGTCTCACCACCAGCCACTGCAGCTTGTCTTTCAACAACAGCCACGGGCATTTTCCAAACCTGAAAATTACCTGTCCATTGCATTTGGTTCACCGTTGGTATCACTTCAATGTGATTAGACACAAATCTAAACTTATCAACTATGTTGGCAGTCGTTGCAGGCGTACCAAACATTGTACCAAAGTCAGAATAAAGTATGCCAGTCCACACAGTGGTAGCCAAAATAGGTGCACCAGCTGTAACAGATGTAGACCAAAATGCTATTCCTGGTGTAGGTAATAACATGTAATAGACATCAACACTTGGCGTTCCATAACCCTGAGGGAATACTCCACGATGTTTCTTGACCAATGAAGGTCCATGAAAATCGTCTGGGACTCCTCCAACGTCATTGGCTGCAAAGTCAGGGGGTGCAAAAGCACACTTCAGAAATGATAATCCCTCCTTAGTCACCCTTTCTCCTTGCGATAATCGGATTTTATTGAGTTTTCTCATTCCAGTGTCAGCTCCACCAGGCAAAGGATAGACATTCTGCATAACAGAAGAACTAGTACCGAATCGGGTGACTCGGTTCAACCTCTGTCTAGTACGCTTATTACGGTTTCGTTCTCGTCGTCTTTCTGTTTGTTGAGCTGTTCGTCCTTTAGTTGTCACCACTGTCGTTTGCACGACAGGGCGACGTCTTTGGGGTAACGGAGGTAGTTGTCGTCTCGTGGTTATAGTCGTCATCTTCAATCACAACTTGAGCCCCCACCAGCTCAGTGTACCCTACCGTCTCAATAAGTTGCATAATCTCCTTAAATTCCGGATGATCTCTCATGTCATCAACAAATCCTGTCATAAACATACGATATTCATACTCATCTTTCGGTATATTGTGCAACAAATTCATTAAGATCTTCTCCAAATTGACTGGCCAAGACTTGTTCTTTTGATAAACGCGACTACAGAACTCAAATGAATCCTTAACCAAATCATAAGTTTTGATTTTAAACCCATACAGAGCATATTTCTGTATTGCGTCAGTGACATCTTGTTCAACTGCGTCATCTCCAGCACATATATTATGAATTGCTCCAACCAATATAGCTAGAAAATTTCGCATAGATGAATTGCCTCTACTAGTCTTAAACTTTCCAGAATTCACGATCCCTAAAAACGAATTCAAAACCATCGTTCCATCAGAAAACTGATAGACACTTTTCCCTTCCAATATCGCACTAATGCGAATTAGATGCTTCCAAGTGTCTGCTAACGGGTCATCCTTGTCTTCACAAAGATCTATCATTCCTTCAGCATCTTCTTCGAGCTGCCACTGATCAACATTCCAGTCCCAACCTTCAACATCCGAAGCTCTCATAGGACACGGTTTACCAACAACATCCTCATACACTGCTTCATTGTCTTCCTGAGTAAAGCCTATTCCTGGTTTAGATGGGATATTCTTCCAGTTAGCAATTTCCAACTTGGTCAAATGTCTCATCAAAAGCATCTCTATGAATTTATCAACTATTGAAACCGAGTGTATTAAACGGACTCTGCCTTCTTGTATTTTTGCTTGCTTATGGGGTTCCCCCTTAACGAATACTCGCACAGGATCCATAAGACCACTGCCTACAAGATCCTTTGAGCTCATATCTCGAGCTTCAGCAAGTGATGTATACAGTCTAGCTTTAATCCGTCCCAACACCAACCCATTGAACCGATCTCCCAATTTCTCAAACAGCTGATCATTACGATCAGCTGTCATAGA